TTGACGGTCGGCAGGAGTTCCGAGCCGATGTACATGATGCGAGCCGAAGGGATCGTCTTGGTGTCGATCATGCGGGTGCCCGTGATGGCAGTGATGCCCTTCGGGGTACGGTTGTTGTCCAGGTCGATGGACAGACGGAGCAGATCGCCGTAGGTCACCAGGTCATCTTCACCAACGGTTTCGTTGGAGGTGGCGTTACCGGCGAACTTGATCACGCCAGCGGCGTTGAGCAGGTCGATCTGCAGCGCATCTTCGGTCATCTCGCCAGCACCGTTGAGCATTTCACGGTGGATGTGCGTCTGGAGTTCAGCATCGGAGTCGAAGTCCAGAGATTCCTGGGTGTACTCGTCGAAGAAGCCGAACTTCTCGAAAGAGCCTTCGATTTCCTTACGCTTGAAACCAACGCGATTCACACGACCGCCCGTTTCCGACAGAGCCGGGAGCTTGCCTGAGATGGTGCCGATGTCCTTGGACGAACCATACAGGTTACCCGAACCCTGGGAACTGGAAGCACCGACATTCAGTGCCACGATGGCAGCAGCCTTGGCAGCGGTGGAAACCTTGAAGGTCAGCTTGCCGGTCACCGTAACGGTGGCCAGGCCAGCACCACCCGAACCATCAGCACCCGCAACAGCAGTCACGCCGTCCAGGTTATCCTGGATTGCGGTAACCGCAGCAGCCTTGGAGGCATTGGCGACAGCCAGGACCGTACGCGGCAGGGTGACGAAGTACTGGGCCGAGGTGATGGTGACACCCGCAGCATCGATACCCTGATCGTTGATGTTGGCATCATCGAGCAGCGGCAGGTAGTGGTAACGCTTGATCTTCTTGCCGAAGTTCTTCGGCATGGAAGTGACATCAGCCAGCTGGCCGAAGAATTGGGTCTTCTTGAGTTCGACCAGAGCTTGCTTCTGGTAGAACTGGGTGTTCATCTGGGAACCAGCAGTGGACGGGGAACCGTTCGCCGGATCGTTGTACATTTGACCGTTGAAAGACATAGAGACTTACCTCAGAGTGAATTAAAGGAATCGTTGAGAAACGACTTTGCTGAACTCGTCATCGGACAAAGCCAGAGGATTGAATTCCTCCTTCGTCTTCGACGGCACAGCAGGTTGGGAAGAACTGGCAGCCAGTTTCTTTTCCCGACGCTTGCCTTCATCACCCATCTTCGGTTTCGGCTGTACAACTACAGGCTTGGGCTGGGTTCGTTGTCCCTGAACATTCAGGTGATCAAACCCACCACGAGCCTGAATCGCATCCCCGACTTGCCGGTAGGCTTCGATATCAGACAAACCATTCAAGCGACCAAACATCTGTTCGCGTTCAAGCTCCTTGCTGATGACATCAAATACACCCGATTGGACGTGTCCGTTGATGACCTTCAGCAGGTTCGGTGAATTGGCGATGACGTTCTTACTCGCCGCGTCCCACTTGTTGCTAATGACATCGAGGGTACGGGTATAGCTGGGGGTTTCCTGGATTTCATCCAGTACTGCGTCCAGTTCCAGTTCTCGGTCATCAACCGTGTGACGAGTCGGCTTGTAGTCGCCTGCTTTTTCTGCGTCGAGATCCAGAGGATCTACGCCGCTATCCTTCAGGAGCTTGTTAATCGCATCCGGATTCTTCTTGTCCAGATCAATCAAAAAGCCGAGCTTCTCTTCATCGAGAAGCCCATTATTTTCGAGCAACTTCATCAACTTCAGATTCGGCTTCAAAGCCGCCATCTTCTTGTTGTAGTTGGCTCCCATCTGCATCAGGGAAATGGCATCGTCGATACCGCTAACCTGGATGTCACGACCGTTGGCCTTGAACGGAGCAGTCAACTTCTCGTAAGCAGCCTTGTAGTCGATGGACTGTTCGGCATCCCCGGAGGCTTCAGCAGTTTTTCCTGGGTTACTTTCTTCATTACCCTGCTTGGTTGCGGCTGCTTTGCCTTCCGGAGATTCTTCACCCCCCTCGGCTTCTTCGCCTTGGGTTTCCTCGGTAGCCGTTTCTCCCTGCGAACCTTCACCGGATGCCTCTTCCGGAGTTTCCTCCTCGGCTTCCTGGCTGGTCGGTTCCGGATCGGCTTCTTGCGAGGTTTCTACAGGAACCTCTTCCTGTTCCTGATTGAAGGTCGAGGGATCAAGATTGGCAATCTCCTCGTCCGACATTTCCAGAATGGAACGTTTTTCGTTGGTCATGGTTATTGAGCCTCGGCCAGAATTTCATCACGGGTGGCTTCATCAGCATCCACCGCATGGCGTGCCATGGTGGCACGGATATCCAGGGTATCCAGATAATCACGGAAACCACTCACGGCAATCATTTGGTGATGAATGGAATTCTGCTTTTCCGGAGACTGCATATTCTCATCAGTCAGCAGGCTGACCAGGCGAATAGCTTCTTGTTCGAAAAACCCTTCCATAACCACTTTCTTGAAATCGCGGTTACTACGCAGTCGTGCCAGGGCATCACCCTGGTCAACGATCTTTTGGGCTTGTTTGATGTTAAGTTCAAGTTGTTGGAGTTCGGCAGTGGACATTATCTATCAGTGCTTTCGGAAGTTAATAGAACGGGGGTTATTTAAAACCCCCGCACTATAAAACAATTATTGTTTTCTATTCAATAGAAACTCTTTAAGAATATCTTTATTTTTTTCCTCACGCTTGAATGAATGATCCATTGCTTTCAGTTGTGCCTGACTCTTTGCCTGCTCACCAATACGCTGCAATTCCCTTTCTTGATGAACGCCCGACTCCTGCTCCACAAACTCCAGATTACTCAAATCAGTTTCAGATTTCATCTGCTCCTGTTTAGCCAACTCAGTCCCTACCTTGGCATTATTCAATCCAGAATTAGCGCGGTAATAACCGGCCTGGGCAACCTCAGTATCCAGCTTGGCTTCCAGTAGTCGGATTTCCAGTTCGCGCTGTTTCTGAACCAGGGGATCTGGTTGCGGTTGATATTGCTCAATCCGTTTCGCCAAATCAGGCATCTTCCGCAGTCGGGCAATGTCAGCCAGGATCATCTGGGACATGCCCGGGTCCATGTTATTGCCCATGGTCTGCAGCATAAAGGACAGCTCGCTGGCCTTATTGTGATCTTCCTCTGCCGTGGAAATTGACAGACGGAGATCGAAGTTACCGGGTAGGTCATCACGACGAATAGTTACAAACTCGTCATTGGTGATTCGGATTACTTCCTTATCACTGAGAAACTCGGCATTCATCGCAATAATCTTGCGACCGATTTCCAGAATACCCGCCGACAGACGCCGCAGAATGCCAAGCTCCCGCTTAGACGAGGCGTCCAAGGCACCGCGCACACCAGCAGCAACATCGCCCAGTGCTTGGCCCGAAATACCTTGGCTAAACGACTTGACCCCGGAAAGAGACTCCGCTTCCATGTTCTGCAGTTGCAGCATGAACTGGGCAGACGCCGGAATTTCCGGGTAGGTGTGCATGTGGATACCCTGGCGGGGGTCCACGTTCGCGTTGAACTCGTAGTCCTGCCCCTTTTCGAATTTGCGTCGATTGGTGGTATCGAGCATGTCCTTCCGCATCCCGGTTTGTCCGTTTGCGGATTTGCCCATGATATCGATCATGCCTCGGGTGACTGCCCCGATGATCTTCTGGTTGTCTTCCAGGAGTGCACCATCCGGCTCGCCGTAGGAGGATTTGCGTACCGGGAGGTACTGAGCCACGACAAAAGGCAATTCCTTATCCGGGAAGGGACTTTCTTCCATACGGATCAGGGTATTCCCTACCCAGGCTGCCACGATAGGCTTCAATACACCGTTGCCCTCGATATCCCAGAAGCCCCAATACTCATTAACGATGAACTTCTTCCGCGCCTTGTCGTTGAAGTTGAAATTGCCGATGTTGTCCGGAGCAGCATGATCCGGGGAAGCTAACGGGGAACTCTCATCAAAGTTGATGTGCTTGAGGTTCTTGTACTTCTTGTCCTTCTGCAGGTCGGCCATGCAGGATTCGAAGCTGTAACCGATGAACCTGGCTTTCTTCAGGTTGCCTCGGCAACTGGGATCGATCAACACATTCCGGTAATCACAGATTTCCACCGTGGGGCGGTTCTTGACGGTCTGGAGAACCTTCTTCATCTCCTTGCCAAGGATGCGAGGCTCAATTGGTGCCCCGTTTTCCTTGTACAACTCATGGGCCGTCTTCAGCTCATCCGGAACATCCGTTTCGTACTGGCTGGGAGACTCAGCCTGGAGTTGATCCAGGTGCTGATGCAGGGGGGCCAGTTCCGGATTGATCACATATTCGACAATCGGAACTTCCTTGAGGACTTCTTCCTCTTCAAATTCCCAACCCACCCGAACAATGACCGTGCCTTCGTCCACTGCAGTCCGTACGTACTCATCAATGAATTGGGTCTTGTTCAGCTGGGTATTGAATTGGTGGTTCAGTACCATTTCATTTTGAATGGCTGCTTCCCGATCTTCCCAACTGACCGGACGGACGTTGAATACGTCATCGGTACTGAGGAAAGGCTCACTCAATGCCGGGTATCGCCATTCAGCCTGCTTGCGAATCAGCTTCGGGACGATTTTGGAATTGCCCTTGGGCGTATCCACTTGTGCAGCGTTTCGCACAAACAGATTATCCAGCCACAAAGCAATCTGGGTTTTCTGAGTATCAAAGGATGGTTTGGCATCCTGATAATCCCCCTTGAGTTCCGATAATTTGGGGGGGTTTTTCCACTCATTCAACCGTTCCATCGGAACATTTACCGAGGAAATTTCTTCAGTGATTGTTTCCATACATTACCTTGGCGTGTATAAATGCCAAACATTTTAACGAGAAACAAAGGAATAAATATGAATATCGTTGTACAAATTTATCCGGATAATCTGAAACATGATTTCGGCCTCCCCAAATATGAAACCAGTGGGTCTTCTGGAATGGATGTTCGGGCAAATGAGGACGTAGTAATTGCCCCGAAAGAAACCAAGCTGGTTCATACCGGGCTGTATATGGCCATCCCTGATGGTTTTGAAATCCAAGTGCGCCCGCGCTCTGGGATGTCTTTCAAGACCAAACTCCGTATTCCGAATGCTCCAGGAACCATCGATAGCGATTATCGTAAGGAACTTTGCATCATCGTCGAGAATACCGGGTATGGTCTATTGGGTTTCCCGATAGGCGAGCGTATTTCCCAGATCGTGCTGCAGGAAGTGCCCAAGATTGTTTGGGAAGTTGTAGGAAGTAAAGAGGAACTCGGCAATACAGATCGTTCCGGGGGGTTTGGTTCGACAGGCACTCGATAAACCCTCCCCATTAAGACCCCCCATCGCTGGGGGGTTTATTTATTTGGGCATCTGGAATATCCCCCATTAAATAATGGGAGGGCTATCCAAGGTACAATTCATTTTATTGATTTAATTACTGAGTATTTATGCCGACCACGAATAATCCGGATGTTTCTGTTGTGGTGGGGTCTTCGCCTATTACCCCTGTGATTGTTCAACCTGGGAATAGCGTATCCCCGGTCAAAGTTACCGAAGGGGGGCGTGCTGGACCCCCTGGAGTCAAGGGAGATCCCGGTGAAAAAGGCGAGCCAGGAGAGCCTGGTGGCCTGATCATTTCCCGAATGGCCGCCATTCCATTGAGTGGGCATCGGGTGGTGTTGTTGGACGGTAATGGAAAAGCCAATTACGTCACCAATGCTGTGGTGTCCCACGCTACACGACTGGTTGGCCTGACGACTCATGCCGCTGATACTGACACTCCGGTGGCCATCGCCATGTATGGCGAAATCACCGAACCTTCCTGGCAATGGGTAGCGGACCTACCTATCTACCTGGGTGCAGAGGGCAATTTGACCCAGACACCCCCGACTTTCCCCAGTGCCAAGTTTTCTATTGTGGTGGGTACCCCGATCACCCCCACTTCAATGTTCATCCATATCGGGATTCCAATCACCCTCATCTAAGGAAACACTATGGGTACCGCATCTACTACCAAAGTCCTCAAGAACAACGCCGGGACATTGACTGAAGAAACCACGTTGACTACCTCTGCCGGTGCAGGAGATGCCAATAAGATTCCTGCACTCAATGCCTCGGGGGTTCTGGACGCTTCCCTCCTTAACGCCAAGACCACTTCTGCCGGGGCAGGTGATTCCGGAAAGGTCGTCGCTCTCGATGGTTCGGGTCGAATTGACTTGACCATGATGCCTTCTGGCATTGGTGCCGACACTGCTTCCATCTTGGCTTCTGAAGCCTTGGCTGCTGGCGACCTGATCAACATCTGGAACAACGCCGGTACGGCCAATATGCGAAAGGCTGACGCATCTACCTCGGGCAAGGAAGCACATGGATTCGTTCTGGCTGCTGTGTCGAATGGTGCATCAGGCAATGCCTACTTCGAAGGGTCGAATACCCAGCAAACTGGCTTGACGCCGGGTGTGCAATTCCTCTCCGCAACCACGCCGGGCAAGGCCACCAATGTGGCACCCACGGGTGCTGGCAAGATCGTCCAGCGTGTGGGCCTTGCCACTTCGGCTACCTCATTCAACTTTGAATCAGGCGATCCTATCGTTCTAGCATAAGGAAGGTCGTTATGGTCGCACGCAACCCGCTCGTCCTAATCGACGGGCAGCTCGGAGAGCTTCCTGCCGGGGATACCGTCAATGGGGCAGTGGGGGGCAGCGGTGCCCCTGCTGGTAATACCAAGGAAGTTCAGTTCAACAATGCAGGTACGACTGCAGGGGCCGCTAATGTCGAAATCGATAACGGAGATTTATGCCTGGGATTAAACGGTTCCCCTGTTACACCCCCTGCTGACAGCATCAAACTAATCGCCAGTCGCATTGGCCAACAGGGGTCGCGCCTGATGCCTGCTGCTGTTGATCCACAAGGGAAGAATTACGTACTTCAACCCTCCTTGTGGCGTCGAAAGATTGGGCGGTGGAATGCTACATCAGGTACTACAGGTGTTCCTGCTATAGATGGAATGATCGTACCCACAACTGCCGGTGCTACAAGCCGCACAGTGTCTGCGACCAATACACTTACCCGTGCGCGTCGATTGGGGCATGTATCTTCCACAACGCCGGGGGCTACCTGTGGACACTACTCTGCTGCAACACATTTCCTATTAGGTAACGGAGAGGGCTTGGGAGGGTTTTTCTATTCCTGTCGCTTCGGGATTTCTGACTCCTCACTGCAAGCTGTTGGGCGCACTTTCGTTGGATTATCCACTGCCACAGGAGCAATGACGAATGTTGAGCCAAGTACCCTGACGAACGTTATAGGGATTGGGAATATCGCCTCTAATGCGAATCTCTCCCTGTTTTATGGGGGGAGTGCATCCCAAGCAGCGATTGACCTTGGAAGTGATTTCCCTGTGACGACAAGCGATCTCTACGATGTGTCCTTCTGGGCACCATCGGATGAGGATGGGGTGGTTTATTACTGTGTTGAGCGAATCGGAACGAGTTTTGTTGCCACAGGAGTTCTCGGACCTGGAACACCTGGGGTCACTCTTCCAGCCAACACTACTGCATTAGGTCACCGGGCTTGGCGTACAAATAATACTGCTGCTGCCGCAGTCGGGCTGGACATCTCAAGCATTTACACAGAAACGGATTGGTGACATGAGCTACACAATTCATTTGCAATCTGGGTCAGTGACGCGGGACGATGATGGGGTAGAAGTGGCCCCCTGCCAAAGCGTGACCGATCCTAACTATGTTGCCTACGTTAGCTGGGTAGAGTCAGGAAATACCCCCCGAGTCGTAGATTATCCAACGCCAGTAGTCCCGCAAGAAGTCACTATGCGCCAGGCTCAACAAGCACTATTGCGAGCAGGGATGCTCGATATGGTGGAGCAGGTAGTATCCCAGGCGGATCGGGCGATTCAAATTGACTGGTTCAAGGGACAAACTATCAGGCGGGATTGGCCTGCCCTGAAAGTTGTACAGGAAATGTTGACAATGACGGACCATCAGATTGATGGACTCTTCCTCCTGGCTGAAACGCTATGAGCAAGTTCATGAATACGCTGGAAGTCCGGTACACCCCTGGAAACGACAACCGATGGACGCTGATTTCACCCCTGTTTTACCACAGCGACATGACGAAATCCGTGATCACGGTACCTTGTGGCTTCGTCACGGATTTCGCTTCGGTGCCCAGGGTGCCTTTCATCTTCGACATGCTGGGTGACATTGCTCAGGCAGCAGCAGCTTTGCATGACTGGCTATACGCCTCGGGCACATTCCCCCGGAAACAGGCCGACCGGATCTTCAGGGAAGCCGTCCTGGTGTCCGGCGTGCCTGTTTGGAAAGCCTGGCTAATGTACGCTGCTGTTCGCCTGTTCGGGAACGGGTATTACCTACCTGGAGCGTACTCCTCAGTGGATTAAGCAACAAAAGCCCCCGTTTGGGGGCTTTCTTTTATACCCAACCATTCCTTTCCAGCCGGGTATTGCCTGCCGTAGCGTCAATATCAAAACTTTGACCCTCCAGTTGCTGACATTCCCTTTCATATTTGGCTGACCAGGACATGCCAGGATTGATTTCAGACGAAATACCAATGGGGTTGTAGCAACGGGAAGCCACGAAATAGAGAAGTGCCTCCAGGTAGCTGAACGGAAGCTCAACTTCGGTAGTTTCTGGATCAATTTCCCCGTTTTCCATCACCAATTTGGGGTGATTTGCCCGATAAACCACAACCAACTCACTGGTTTTGTACTTTTCCGGAAGATCCATACCCTGATCGACAATAGCCTGGGGCACCCGAACCGTAGTCATGCTCAGAGTGAAGCAGCTGTACGGGTCAGCCTCATTATTGAGGGGGAGTTCCGCCCCTTCTGCCGTTTCGATGCGTTCGATTTTGAGAATATCGGCCACATCCAGGCGGTACACGTTGCCATCCTGGGTAATCGGGAAGGTCAGTCGTTGTTCCTTGAGGTTGAACCGCTTGTACAAGGCCGTCAAACCAAGGTTGAGATGGTTGATCACCTTCGGATAACTGGCTTCCTCAATCACCCCGGTGGTTTGGTCCACGATAGCCAGCTGGGAAAGCTCCCCGGCAGCCAATGCGTCAAATACTTCAATGAGTTTCATCTGGTTTCCTTAAACAATGTACGAAGCCATGCGGTCAACAACCACATCAGGAGACTCGATATCCCACATTCCATCCTTGCCAGCGACTTCACTCAGGGGCGCCTCTTCCGAGGGCTTCCATGGGGTGAGTGAAGACAGCATGGAGATGGTGTCTGCGAAGTCATCGTGCTTACTTTTGAACCCTGCCGGGGTAACCAGGCTGAGTTCGGTAACTGCTTCAGCCAGTTCAGGGGTGGACTTCTTCTCAATCGGGAAGAAAACCTTCCGTGATTTGAACCAGGGAACCACCGTATTGAATCGAACCAGCTTGTTGGTATTCGGGCGGATACCCGGCTTGGCATCATTCCCTTCCGAAGCCAAGGGGAAGTAGATGTTGCGGTTCATCATCTCGCCCATGATCCACTGGATGAACCCACCCTGCTGACCAGAGACTTCAATGCCTACTTGTTGGGGGCGGTACATCTGAGCCAGCCTGAACAGGTCATCTACTGTCTTGTCCATTAACTGTCGCTTGCAGATGCCATCCACCCACAACCAATCGCCTACATTGTTGTACGCCCAGACGCTGATCACCGAGAAGTCAGACTTCTGCTTCTCAGAAGTGGCAAAGTCAGTCGTAATGTAGAAGTTGAACCTGCCTTTGTGGCGGAGGACCGCATCAATCTTGTACCAAGCAATGTCGTGATCCTGGATCATCCGTTCTTCGTCGGACATGATGCGTAGCATCAGTTCCTGATTGAACGTATCCACCTTGCCCAGCTTCACTGCATTGTCGTATTGCTCCTTGACGTACTCATAGGTGAAGCGATCTGGCCAACTACCCCGGAACTCTTCCTTTGTACAAGGGAATTGCTCACAGACCGGGAAGACATTGACGCTCCACGCTCCGGATTCAACAGCCTTGTACAAAGGATCTTTCGCGTTGAAAGGTGTCCCTGACCAGATGATCATGTTCTTGGTCGGATGCAAGGCGTAGTTCACCGCCTTGTAAACCGTATCCTCCACCGCTGCAATGACGGTAGCTGAACGGGCATCCTCGTCGCTGATCAGGTCATCGAGCACCGCCAGCTGGGGGCGTTTCCCCATTTCCTTGGCACCCCGAACACCCGTCTTGGCACCATAGCCCTTGATGATCAGAACCTTGCCATCAGCGTTCTTGAATTCCCAACGGATGTCGGTGAAGCGTACCTCCGGTACGTACTGGCGAAGGAAGTCGGAGTTTTCCCAACGGAACTCCAGATTCTTCCGCATGTTCTTGACCCCGTTTTCGATGGAGTCAGAGACATACAAAGCCAGGTCCACCCGACCGAAGCCAGGAAGCTCACCATAAGTGGCGATGTACAAAAACAGGTACTCGGCCATCACAGTGGTTTTGGCGATGCCTCGGTGGCAGAGATTGATGATCCGCTTGCCGCCCTCGGTCAGCGTATCAAGCATGTAGTAATGGACCAAGGGGGTCTTGTGTTCCTCCCCCTCGGCACCATTGACCAGCTTGATGAAGGTCACGAACTCCAGTGCGAAATCGCTGGGAACGTACCCTGGCTTGATCTTGTAATTGGTGCTGTTGAGGTAGTCCTCAACCTTCCAAGGCATCCCATCACTATTGAGATGATTAGCCATTCATCAGTCCATCAGGGGCAGCCTCAATCACAAACCAGTCCTCGGCCAGCATGTCAGCCTGCGAAGCCAGCCAACCCATCTGAATAGATCCATCGGCGGTCTTCATCGTGATGCAGGGGAGCACATTGGCTTGCCCATCCATCGTCTGGGCAGCGTACTCAGCATTCCGCTTACTCCAGAACATCTCAGCCGGGATACGCCGACCTCCCAACGGACCAGATAGCGTCAGCCACATCCCCTTGCCGTACCAACCTTCACGGGCTACGCGATGACCTACCTTCAAAGCCTGCAACGCCACCCCGAAGTCCAAGCCAAGGGAAGGACGATAGGCACGCTCAAAGACATCTTTGGGCGACCAGCTGATATACCCGTCATGAGCAGAGTGGTTCGCCTTGCCTCCATCCACGTACTCAACCAAAAAGCCCTCATCAGCAGGATTCTCGTCAGACGGAACTACCCAGCCCCGGTACAGGTTGTATTCGCCCCGACTCATCGGATGACCCATGACCATCTTGATTCCAATATAAGATTTCATTCCACTATCTCCGGGGTTACATCAATAATCAGTTTTCCATGGGCGACTTGCTGTGCATTCATCGCCCCGCTTTCCATCATCAGCCGCTGCTGACGAGCCAGCTCCATCGTGGTCGCCCTCAATGCGGCGATAGAGGAATCCTCCTTGACGCCGATATCCAGCTCGACCTTCTTCACCTCGGGAGCCTTCAACTGGGTGAGCAATGAGTTCGCCGCATCGCACCGCACCTTTTCGCTCTTGGCGTTGATCATCAGATCGGCCTGCACATTCAGCGCCCGTTGATATAGATCCTGGTTCAGCACATGGCTGGGAATCAGAGTCTGTTCGAAGATCAGATTCACCAGCTTGGATTTGTTGTAAGCCGTGACGTAGGAAGCAATATCCTTGGCTTGAATACCTTGCTGAATGAACCGCTGATATTTATCAGGGAATGTCTTGGTGTACGCCTCGATATTGGTACATCCCATCAGTTTGAAACTGACATATCGAACAGCGTCCACATAACTGGTTACCTTGAATTTCCCATCAGCCATTACCTTCGTATAGCTGATCAGGTTATCCCGATAACTTTCAAACATCTCTGGATCAGAGAGGGTGTTGTTAATCTGGTCAATCAACTCCTGGTTGATCGACTTCTTTACCTTATCGGGTAAAGCCAATTTGAATTGATCGAGGGTTAGCATGAATATACGGTTACCCGAGAGTTAATGTATCGGGTCCGTATAGTAGTTGAATACTAATTCGTACACAAATTAGTATTCATAACCCCCGGAGTACTTAATAGAAAAGAAAATAACGGTGCCTAAAAAATAGGCAAAGGGTTCTGGGATTTTTTATAAAATGGGTACGGTAGTAGGTGCTCAATAATTAAGCAAAGGGTTCTGGCAAATTTTCATTTTTGCCTATGAGTGCAGGGCTTACCTACATCAACGTCAAAAACAAAACACCCCCCCCCCTCCTTAACTTTTGGC